CGCGCCGAAGAACTGGCCCGCAAGATCGTCGAGGACGACGACTGACTTGCGCCCTCATAACTGGAAGTCATAGAATCCGCCGCACATGCACCTGAATTCGGATGACCTCGCCTTTCTGGCGCGACTCAACAAGTCTCCCGAAGGCCGTCAACTGCTCAGGTTGTTGCAAGCCAAGCAGGCAGAGTGCAACGAGAAGCTGCGCGCCGTCACCGGGGAAGAGGTTCTCCGCTGGCAAGGCCGGGCTCTCGCGGTCGACGAGATGATCGCCGACATCGCAACTGCCGAGCAGAAGCTGACCCGAGTCAAACCCTCTGTCACCTCACAGACCCGGTTTGATCCGCACTGACAGGGCCCGCGTTCGCCCCCTGCAAAACCGATTCCCCAGGTGACGCCTGGACCTCGGAGAAACCCACATGCAGCAGGCTTCACAGCCTTCGAACGAAACGCGACTCCCTCGCGCCGTCCTCCGCCGCTCGGCCGCTGTTCAACAGCGCTACGAAGCGAGCACCAAACCGGCCGACTCGGAAACGCCGTCCCCCGCCGTCGCGGCGACCCCGGAAACCCCGGCCGACACGACTGCGAACACGCCTGACGCCAACGCCCCGAAGACGCCCGCCGTCGAGGATCCGCGGCATAGCGACCCGACCTACTGGAAGCACCGCTTCGAAGCAGTCGCCGGCCGCCTCCGCGCCCGAGAAGACGAGCACAAGGCCGTCGTCGCCGAGTTCCGTCAGGAGATTGACAGGTTGACCGCCGAAGTCAACCGACTCCAGCAGCAAGCACCTTCCGAGGCGCCCACGATCGACCTCAAGCAGTTCTTCACGGACGAGCAGATCAAGAACCTGGGCGAAGAAGACGCGATGGCGATGGCACAAGCCGCCGTCACCGCGGCAACCAAAGTGGCACAGGACACCGTCAAGACGCAGATCGAGCCGCTGATGAACCGGCAGCGAGACGATGCGGAGGCCGAGCAGAAACGCAAGGTCGCGGTGTTCGAAGAGGCCATCGAAGAGCAGGTGCCCAACTACCGCGAACTCGACAAGAGCGAGGGGTGGCTGGCCTGGCTGGACGAGGAAGACCAGGCGACCGGCATGGTGCGGCAGGACATCCTGACCTCGCACTGCGCGAAGCTCAACGCCCGCGCCGTTGCGAAGATGTTCAAGGACTACCTGCGCAGCGCCGCGCCGGCGGTACCGACGCCTCCCGTGGCGCCCAGTGGCAGCGGTGCGAATGGTGGTGACACCCCTCCGCGTGCCCCGGAACCCGGGCAAGGTCGGCCTTCCGGGGCCGAGATCAAGGAGATGTACCGCCGCCGCGCGACCAAGCGCCCGGGCCAACCTGGCTACGTGTCGGACGAAGAGTTCGCCAAGTTCGAAGCGCGACTGAAGCTCCCGCGGTAGCCGGTGGCTACCAACGCCTGATCCAAGGAGCAAATCATGGGCGTTCCTCGCGCATCGGGTGTCCCGGACTATGGTCCGAGCGGCACCATCAACTTCGACCCGGAACTGTACTCGGCCAAGCTGGTCGAGAAGTTCTACAAGACCACCGTCTTCGGTGAGATCGCCTCGACCGACTACGAGGGCGAGATCGCCGGCTTCGGCGCCCAGGTCAAGATCCGCACCATCCCGGACGTGACCGTCTCCGACTACGTGATCGGCGCGGGCCTGAGCCCGCAGTACCCGACCAACAACTCGGTGACGCTGGCCATCGACCAGGCCAAGTCGTTTGCGGTGGCCCTGTCGACCGTGGATTCGCGCCAGTCGGACCTCGACCTGGCCGACATCTTCGCCAACGACGGTTCGATCCAGCTGCGCATCGCGGCCGACGCCGACATGCTGACCACGATCCCCGCGGACGTGTCGGCGGACAACTCGGGCCCGAGCGCCGGCGCGGATTCGAACAACATCAACCTGGGCAACTCGACGACCCCCCGTTCGGTCTCCAAGACCGACGTGGTGGACTTCATCGTCGACTGCGGCACGGTGCTCGACGAGCAGAACGTGTCCGACGAAGGCCGCTGGATGGTGGCGCCGCCGTGGTTCATCGCCCTGATCAAGAAGTCCGATCTGCGCATCGCGTCGCTGGCCGGTGATGGCGTGTCCATCCTGCGCAACGGCAAGGTGGGCGAGATCGACCGCTTCACGATCTACCAGAGCCGCAACCTGCTGACGCAGACGAGCCCGGGCCCCGCGACCTACGTCATGTTCGGCCACAGCGCCGGCCTGACGTTCGCGTCCCAGATCGTCGAGTGCCAGATGATCGACAACCCGAGCGACTTCGGCTACATCATCCGTGGCCTGATGGTGTTCGGGTACGAGGTCATCGGCCCGAGCTACGTCGGCACCGCGGTGGTCAGCAAGGGCTGATCGGTGTAGGATGGGGTGCGTGAGCACCTCATCCTGCCCGCCGCAAACACAGGAGCAGATCCATGAAGACCAGCAATCCCTACGGGGCCAACTTCCCGGTCAAGGTGCCGCCCGAGACGATCCAGAAGGAGATGTCCCAGGCGAGCAGCAAGGCCAAGGCGCGCTACCCGCACACGCCGCTGGGCCCGTCCCAGAAGAACGGCGAGGCGGGCAAGATGAAGCGCCCGGCGTACACGCCCGGCACTTCGCCCGCGGGCTCCTGATCGGAGCTCGCGTCCCGCAACCGGCGCCCCTGTGGCGCCGGTTTCTACATTGATCACCCCGGAGAGACCCGATGATCACCGACGCTCAAGAAGCCGCGATTGCTGCGCGCCGCGCGCAGACCTCGCAGGACAAGCGCAACCCCTTCCTCATCCACGTGGACGACGGCCGCCTGATGCCGAACGTGCCCCGCTTGCGCGGGCACCAGAAGTACCGCGTCTTCACCGGCTCGCCGAAGGCGACCCCGGAAGAGCGCATGGCCTGGCTGCGGTCGATGGGCAACGGCGCACCGCTGCCGGCCGACAACGAGCCCTTCGACATCGGCACCGCCTCGGTGGCCGAGATGATCGCTTTCGCTGCGTCGGAGTACGGCGTCACGCTGGACCCGTCGCTGCACCACAACAAGATGCGCGCCGAACTGCGCCGCCTGGCGGCCGAGGCGGGCAACCTGGCATGAGGTGACCCATGGCCGTGTCCGTAGAGACCGTCATCAACAATGTGGCGCGCACGCTGCTGGACACGGCTTTCCGCACATGGTCACGCGCCGAGCACGTGGCCAACCTCAACATCGCCCAGCGGTTGATCTGCGGTGACTACAAGCTTGACGCATACCCCAAGCGCGACTTTGTGACCCTCGTTGCGGGCATCGCGCAGGATCTGCCGGCCGATGGCACTGCGCTGATCGACATCACCGACAACGAGGTGTCGGGGCGGGCCGTTACGCAGACGGATCTTGCGATCCTGCAAGAAGAGAACCGCTTCTGGCCGGCGGCCACGCAGCAGACCGAGGTGGAGAACTACGCCGCTGACCCGCGCACGCCGCGCAAGTTCTACGTCTTCCCACCCAACGACGGCACCGGCAGCGTGCGGGTGACCTACGGCGCGATCCCGGCCGAGCTCACCGGCTCCAGCGGTGAGAACATCGCCCTGAGTGATGCCTACCAGTACCCGATCGAGCGCATCATGCTGTCGATGGCCTTCGCCAAGAACTCGGTGCGCCAGGATCTGAGCAAGTCGCAGGCCTTCATCAACGAGGCCCGACTCGCGCTGGGCCTCAAGTCCCAAGGCCAAGTGGCCGTGGCGCCCAAGACCTCGCAATCCCCGGGGGTGGCATGACGACCTTCGTCAACGTCTTTGATCAACTGGCGCCGGTCGCGCTGGTCGTGCGCAAGGCACCGAGCACGTTGCTGCGCCGGGCCTACGTCAAGGCCTTCCGCGACTGGTGCTCGGAGACCCGCTGGCTGCGCGACACTGTGCCGGGGCAGACCGTCGCCAACACGATGGTCTACGACTTGGGCAGCGACCCGTATCTGGAGATCGTCAGCGTGCGCGCGGCGTCGTGCACGCCACTGCAGGGTGCCGGCATCTCGACGCCGCGCACGCTGCCACTGCAGCCGCAGGACTCCAGCCTGTGGGATCCGAACGCGCAAGCCAGCCGGCCGCAACGCTACTGCTACATCCCCGAGGGCCAGATCGCGTTCTACCCGACGCCCGATGCGGTCTACAACATGCTGGTGACGGTGGTGCTGCAGCCCAAGGACAGCGTGGCGCAGGTGCCCGCGGAGCCGCTGAAGAAGTACAGCACCGGCATTGAGGCCGGCGCGCTCATGCACCTGCTGCGGATCCCGGGCCAGCCTTGGAGCGACCTCAAGATGGCCGAGAAGTACGAGGCCATCTGGAACTCGTGCGTCAGCAACGGCAAGGCCGATGTGCAGCGGGCCTACAACGAAGGCTCGCAACGCGCCCGGCCGCGCCCCTTCGTGATGGGACGATGACATGGCCTTCGGTTTGACCCCTGCCGGCGCTGGCTTTCCGCCGCAAGCGCCCGATGAGTTTCCGAACTACATCCAGTTCCAAAGCAATGGCGTGGATCTGGGCGCCCCGAACGTTGACACCGTGGACTTTGCCGACGGGCTGGTGGCCACACGCGGCACTGGGGAGAACGCCAACAAGGTGACGGTGATCGCAGGCACCAACCCTTCTGGCGGGGGAGGCACTGCTGCGGCGCCCGAGTTGGTGGTGTCGCTTGCCGGTGCGGCTGCCGGGGCGTTTGATGGGGTCAGCTTCAGCAACTGGACTGGCACTACGCTGCACTCAAGTAGCGACGCTACTTGGAACGAAACGACAAACGCGGTCGACGTGCAGCAGACCGGGCTCTATGAAGTCGTGATCGAAGCCCGGGTGACGCCAGTCTCAGGAACTTGGCCCGCCGCAGTGGGGGATCTCACGTACTACGGCAGCGGAGCTACGCCGTCGGCGGGCAGTGTTGCGGGCAGTCTTTCCTCCAGTCGGTATGGAATGACAGTGCCGGCTACCGCTTCATGGCAAGCTATCGGGCTCTACGCGCAGTTCTCCGATACCTACTTGGTCAACGTACCTGCGCTACCTGCGGCCATCACTCCGACACTGTACGCCAACGCCTATGCGGCGGAAACCGACGCAGCCGATTTTGCTGCTGTTGTCGTTGTGCGGCGTGTCGGCGACGCTTCGGTCTGAAAATGCGCGTTCGTGTCGTCACTGTCACGTCAAGACCCGGGCACCCGTGGTTGCGCGAGGCTGTCGCTTCGGTGGCGCAAACGATACCGTCATCCTGTGAGCATGTGGTCGTGCAATCGAGCGGAGATCCGCTTGACTGGAATCGTGACTTGTGGGGCGCCTGCCAAGAAGCAGACGCTGTTGCGATCGTTGACGATGACGATGTTGTGCTGCCCGGAGCCGTCACGCTTTGTGCGCAAACTTTAACGACGCACCAGTGCGGATTGGCTTTCACGGACGAGCAAGAGATTGATGCGCAAGGCAACCCTCTGCGCGAGGGCATGCGCCGTAGCCGGCGGCTCATGGACTTGGCGATGCACCCACGTAGCATCCATCATCTCGCGATGTTTCGGCCTTCTTTTGTGCCTCCATCAGCGCTTGGTCTCGCCAACGAGTGCGGCCGCGGCCTGGACTGGCTCATGCGCGCAGCTGCTGGTTTGCGCGGAGGTGCTGTGCGAGTACCGATGATCGGATACCAGTGGCGACGGCATGGCGGGCAAGACTCCACGAGCGGCGCTGACCTCTACGCTGCGGCCATGCCTGCGCTGCGGCGGCTGACCCGTTCGTGGATGGCCTACGACGCTGCCATTCCGGAGATGCAGTTGTGAAAATCACGCTGCTCAATCCTCGCGGCGAAGTTCCTCGACTGGAGTCGCACCTATTGCCGGAGAACGCGGCGCAGGCCGCTGTCGGCACGCGGCTGCTCACCGGCGACATCACTGCATGGCAGCAGTTCTCCAGCGTCAAGACGCTGGCCACTGCAGCACCGGTGCGCACGATCTACCTGCTTGACGACAAGTGGCTGTCGTGGGGCGTGAACGTGGACGTGGCCCGTGGCATCGTGCCGGGCGACGACACGTTCCGCATCTACCTCACGTCCCCTGGCCTGTACTCGCAGCCGCGGTGGACGAACTACTCGCTCGCGACAACGGGCAGTGAACCGTACCCCGTCGCCACGCGGCCGCTGGGCGTTCCTGCTCCTGACGCCGCGCCCTCGCTGACGGTGGGCGTGGACACTACCGCAACGACGTTCTCGGTGAACATCACCGACAATGGCGATCAGCTGGCCGATTCGTGGACGACTTCTCCGGTCGTTCCTTTCACGGACTGATCCATGGCTTTCGAAAGCTCAGTCACCCAAGTGGCCGACCCGCTCGGCGGCTCGGGCACGGTTTACCAACTGCGGTGGCGCGACACCACGGGTGGCGGCATCCCCACGTTCCTGTCGCGCAACTTCGGTGTGGCCAGCGCTTCCGTGGTGGAGGCCACCTACGTGTGGGCGTGCAACGATGTGGCAAGCCGCTCGCGGCTTGGCTTCGGCGTCATGCGCGACGGCGCCGGCATCGGGCCGGCGGTCATCGTCGAGCGGGTCAGTGGCGCGACTTGGCGCCTCGGGGCGGGCATTGCCGGTTCGTGGGCGCAGTACGGCAGCTTCAATGGGTACACGAACGGCTTGGCACTGAGCGCCAACACCTACTACAAGATGCACATCAAGGTGGTGCCGAACTCGGACGGCTCTGCTTCGATCACTGCAACCGTGCGCACGCTCGGCGACGTGGACATTGGCAGCTACGAGACCACGGTCAGCACCACGCTCGGCGACTACTGTGGGGCCTACAGCACGTTTGATCAGCTGGGCGGCGCGTCGTTGGCCTATATTCGCAGCGTGCAGGTGCAGGCCAGTGGCTCCACCGGCTACACACCTGCCAATCTCGCGACCAGCTACGTCTACACCTTCGTCAACGACATCGGCGAAGAGAGCGCGCCGAGTCCTGCCAGCAACACGATCCTGCGGCCGGATGGGCTGACCGTCACCGTGACGACGCCAGTGGCGGTGCCCTCCGGCGTTTCGGGCGACTACAACATCACGACGAAACGCATCTACCGCGCGGCCACCGGCAACACCGGCACGCAGTTCCTGTTCGTCGCCGAGATTGCGCTGGCCACCGCCACCTACGACGACACGCTGACCGATGCGCAGCTGGGTGAGGTGCTGGAAAGCACAGGCTGGGATCTGCCGCCTGACGATCTGGAAGGCATTCTGGCGCTGCCGAACGGCATCATGGTGGGCTTCCGCCGCAATCAGTTGTGCCTGTCGGCGCAGAACCGCCCGCACGCATGGCCGCCGCTGTACCGGTTGAACACCGATACCGACATCGTGGGCATCGCCAACGTCGACACTACGGTGGTGATCGGCACCAAGAGCTTCATCTATGTGGCGACCGGCAACGATCCGGCGGCCTACAGCATGAGCAAGTTCGAAGTGCCGTACGCCGCGGTGTCCAAGCACTCGTTCGCCTATCTGACCGGTGTCGGCGTGGTGTTTGCGGGCACTGACGGCCTGATGGCCGTGACCGGCGTCGGCCAAGCGCGCAACCTGACCGATGGCGTCTTCACGCTGCGGCAGTGGAAGGCGCTGGACCCGACCACGATCCGCGCCGTGCAGCACAACGACATCTACTGGCTCTTCGCGCGGCCGCCGGAGCAAGGCGGCAGCGGCTCGCCGGGGCAGACCTACAAGGCCTACGCGCTCGACATGAAGAGCAGCGGTTTCGGAGTGGTGGAAATGCCGTTCCACGCCAGCGCGGTGCACGTCGACCCCATCACGGACACCATGTATCTGGTGCTCGACAACATCGACGAGCCGGATGACCCGTCGCTGCCGATTCCGCCGACCACGCCGGCGGGCATCGCCGTGGGCAACGTGATCGCCGCTTTCGAAGGCGATGCCGACAACCGCATGACCTTCCGCTGGAAGGGCAAGCTGTGGCTGTTGCCGGCACAGGCTGCCATGATGATGGCCCGCGTGCGCGCCGAGGACTACGACAACATCCTGTTGCGTGTCTACGGCGACGGCGTGCAGGTTGACGAGGTGGTCGTGACCAGCGAGGAAGAGTTTACGCTGGCCGAAACCGACGCATACCGCAAGCTGGAAATCGAGGTGCTGGGCACGTCCACAATCCGCGAGATCCAACTCGCGGAGGACGTGCGGGAGTTGGGCTGATGGCCACGCTCGGCACGCCCGCGATCGGCACCGTTCGCGCGATTGAGGCGCGCGAGCTCAACCAGATCATCGGCAACGCGCGTCAGCGCATTGAGGCGCTGGAACGGCTGGTCACGCTGCTGAGCAGCACCGCACCAGGCCCGCAAGCCGCCAACGACATCCAGACGCTGAAGATTCAGCTGGCGCAGCTGCAGACCATCGTCAACGCGCTGAGTTCTGGCAGCACCAGCGCGTCACTCACGCAGACCTTCCGTGCTTCAGCGGCCGTCCGCGCAAACTACCCGGTCTACGGCAGCGGTGACGGCACGTGCGCCGAGGCGAACCCCAACGAGAAGAGCACCGTCTACAACGTGCTCGGCGTCGCGCGTGCCGCGGCGGCTTCCGGCGCTAATGTGCTGGTGCAGCGCGAAGGGGTGATGACGGTCACGGGGGCGGCGTTCACGGCCTTTGAACCGGTGTTCCTCGGGGTGGAAGGTCTGACCACTTGGCCCGACTACACCAACGTCGCCGTACCGATCGGCATCGCGCTGTCGAGCACCACGCTGTACGTGAAGCCCGGCTTTCCTGCGCTTCAGTACCTCGGGGTCTACAACGACGCCGAGCAACTGATGCCGGTGACGTACCGGCTGCTCGCGCAAGCGTTGCTGCCGCTCACTACGCTGCTGCAGTCAGCAGACGGCTTCGTGTACCTGAGCGAAGGCCAGCTGATCACTCTTGCCAGTGGCCCCGGGGGTGGCGGTAGCGGCTACGTCAACGACGGCGATTACGTCGACATTGAAGTCACGTTCGGCGGCACGGTGTGGGCGATCAAGAACGGTCAGGTGACGCTCGCCAAAATGGCGGACCTGCCGGCCGAGACGCTGATTGGCAACGCCAACCTGAGTGGGCCAGGTGCACCGCAAGCGCTTACCGCCGCGCAAGTGAAGTCGATGCTCAACATCGACACCGGCGACATCGTGGACTTCGCAGAGAGCGTGCTGGCGCTATTGCAGGCGTCGCTTGTGCCCGGGGCGAACATCACGATTTCTCCGAACAGTGCTGGCGCGCTTGTGATTTCTGCAACGGGCGGCTCAAGCGGCCCGAGTTGGACGAACAGCAGCAGTGCGCCGGGCTCGCCGGCTGATGGCGACGAGTGGTTTGATCCCGACACCGGGATTCTGTACCGCTACGTCAACGATGGCACCTCGTCGCAATGGGTGGAGCTATGACCATCGACTTCCCCACCTCGCCGAGCCTTGGCGACACCTACACCTTCAACGGCCGCACGTGGCAGTGGAACGGTAGCGGCTGGGAGCGTGTAGCGTGATCAACTTTCCGAGTTCGCCGGTGGTGAACGACACCTACACCTACAACGGGCGCACCTGGGTGTGGAATGGGTCGGGCTGGGAGCGGCAGATCAACGCGGGGCAGATTGTCTCGGTGTTCGTGACGCCAGGCACTGAGGTGACGCAAACCGTAGTTTCCTTGCCGTTCATTGACAACGACTGGTACGAGCTCAACTACGTCTAGAGGCATACATGAGCGCAACACTTACCTGGGCCTCTTCTGGCGCCGGCACGAAGTCGGGCACGACAGTGGCGGCGTTGATTGGCGACATCGTCACGCTGGTCAACAGCAAGAGTGGAGACTCAACCTTTTCGTGGGAGGTGGCGAGTAGCAACACCGCCACCAGCCCCAACTACATCGTCCTGCGCCGCAAGGATCTCAGTGCTGGCCGCATTCTTCTAGTGGTCTGGACGAGCGCGCCCGCCGCCAACAATGCAGCGATTCTTGACGTTGCTCCGTCCACAAACGCTCTGTACGGGGCCTGGTTTCCGAACGGCAACGTCAACACTCCGAGCAACTTGACGGCTGCCAGCGGCACGATTCTGGGCAACGACTCCGGGTGCACAAAGGTGTGGGCTGCCATGTCAATCGGAACGGTCTACAGCGCCAGCGTGGTGCCGTTTTACTTTGACAGCGCCGAGGCGATTGTCTTTGGGTTCCAGAACCCCGCGTTAAGCTCTGTGCTATACGTGGGCGGCGCCGGCGACCTTCTCGTAGACGCCGCCGACAACGCCTACGGCGCTGTGCTGGGATACGGCACCACAACTATGAGCGGCTTCGGCTCATCAGTGGCGCCCGCGCCATTCACGTCGGCCAAACCAAATGCCGGCTCCACGACGCCGTGCGCACGGACCAACTACGGGTCAACCAACCGCACCTACTTTCATGCTTTTGCGCCGACTGGATCCTGGGCGACAACGTCCGTCGGCAGTACGGACATTCTCACCGACACAACCAACAGCAAAGCTTGGTTCGTTCCTGTTCAGCTGCTCGGGCAGACTAAGGGCGAAGGCTTCGTGCTCAAGCTGCGGCAGATCGCATTCGGGCCCGGCACGACGGGGCCGCTGACCCCATACAACACGACGGGGCCGACGGTGCAGGCTCGGCAGATCAACCTGGCCACCACTGGCGGTACAGGCTTCCCGTGGGCGGTCAACTTCAAGCTGTGAACGGCTGCTCGGGGACCAGCTTCTTCATCCAAGAGCCGGAGTTCGTCACTCGGGCGGCCAACGGGCTCCGGCCGGGGGTGGCAACCGCTTCCGAACTGGCCGAGATTCGTGCACAATGCGAAAACGAGCAGGCTTTGTGCCTGGCCGGCGAGGACGGCATGATGGTTATTGACCTTCGGCCGGGCCCCGCCGGGCTTGAGCTCTTCGTGTGGTTGGCGATCGCCTTCCGCCACGGAGCCTACGAGCGTCAAGACGCCGCGCTGCTTGCGATAGCACGCGATCTCGGTGCACAGACAATCGCCTTCGTTGCAAGGCGCAGAGGCTGGGCAAGGCGGCTGGGGCCGGAGTGGGCCCGCCGCGGCAAAGACGAGTTCATGAGGCGTGTGACGTGAGCAAAGGCGGCAGCGAGGTCAAGGAAACAGCGCAGCAGCGCGCGATGACGGAGTTCGCAGTCAACCAACTGCAGGACTATACGAAGCGCTGGCTGCCGCTGCAGAAGCGGCTTGCGGCCCAGACCGTTGAGTCGGGCGCCGCCGGCTCAGCCGCGCGCAAGTCTGCCGCAGGCCGATCCAACGTCGACACCCAGATCGCATTCGCTGAAGCCGAGGGGGCGCTGGAGAAGCGCTTGGCCGGCACGGGCCGCAACGTCGGCGCGGCGATGACCGGCATGTCGGATAACAAGGCCACCTCGCGCGGCATGGGCCAAGTGGCCGCCGATCAGAGCGTGGACGACGCCTACACTGAGACGCTCGCGGCGCTCGCCGCTACTGGCCGAGGCGAGCGCGCCGCCGTGGGCGACTCTCTGAGCCGCCAGGCCGGTATGAGCGGTCAGCAAGCCGCCATGGACGCCGAGACTGCGCTCGCCAAGGAAGGCGCGGTCGGCGAGTTGGCAGGGCAGTTTGCCGGCTACGGTCTGCAAGCGGCGATGCGGCCCAAGCCGCAACCGCAGATGCCCGGCATGAGCCCGAACGTGCTCGGCGCGCAGGCTGACGGCTTCACCACCAATCCTCAGTACGGGCCGTGACATGGCAACACCGATGTTCACCAACCCCTACGGATTCAGCCCTGGATCCAAGACCTACGCCTCCGACAGCTACGCCGCGATGACGCGGCAGCAGTGGGCGAACTACGTCAGCACGTTCGTGCCGCTGGAGAACCAGCTGATCAAGTACGCCACCGACCCCAGCGTGGTCAGCAACGCCATGTCGGAGGCGAGCCGCGACGTGAACTTCAGCTTTGACGCGCAGCAGGGCAGCTTTGACCGGCGCATGCGCGCCATGGGCGCCACGCTGGACAACGACCAGCAAGCCGTGCGTCAGCGCAACACCGGTTTGAGCCGCGCGCTGGCCGACGTGAACGCGCAGAACGTGGCCGGTTACACGACACGGCAGCGCCAGCAGTCAATCCTGGGCAACCCTTCGCCGATGGGAGGCATGTGATGGCGCGCGGAGTTGGTGCGACGCTGCAATCGCTCGGGCAAGGCGTGCAGCAAGACGCGAGGAACACCCTCGGCGCCGCGGCCGAGCAGGAGAGCCGTCGCAACATGCAAAACCAGCAGCTTGAACAGCAACAGAAAGCCGGGCAAGTGCAACTTGGCAGCACGCTGGGCGCTTTGGGGGGCTTCTACGCGGGGTCGCAGGTTGGCGCTGTGGGCGGCCCCCTTGGCGCGTTGATTGGCGGCACCGTGGGCGCAATCGCCGGCGGCCTTTTCGACTGAGGAACGACGATGGCAGGAGGTCTCGCCGCAGGGCTGGCTCGGGGGTTGTCCACCGGCTATGGGATGGCGCGCGACGCCTACCAAGACGAGCAGACTCAGAAGCGGCAAGCCGTCGAGGATGTCTACAAGGCCCGCGCCGACGAGCGCGCCGATGAGGCCTCCAAGCGCGAGAACGAGCGCTTGGAACTCATGCGCTCAACCGAGCAGCGGCAACAGCAACGGCTTGACGAGACCGACCGCAAACAGCGCGCGGCCGAAGCCATGGGCGCGCTGGAAAAGAACATCGCCGACATTGAAGCGACGGCGAAGGCCCGGCAGTTGCAAAACATGCCGGTGGACCCCGAGGACGCCAAACGCTACGGCGAGTTGCAGGCGCAACTGCGCGCTGCGCGGCAGGAGTCCATCAACTTCTTCACGCGCGTGCAGGGCGGTCAGATGAGCCTGAACGACGCGCCACCGAAAGACCTGTACCTGCATCTGGTTCGCGCCACCGGCATGACGCCGCAAGAGATGGCGCAGATGCCGCAGCACATCAAGGACATCCAAGACGGGCTGCAGTATCGCAACGACGACTTGCAGATCAAGGGCATCAACGGCCTGCTTGGGCCGACGTACCTCAAGCGCGGTGTCGGTGAACAGAGCCCCTACGGCGGCACGATCACGAAGAAAGAGGTCGTGCGCCTGGTGCCGGCGCGCGACGCCAATGGCGTGGATCACCCCGACAAGGTGTACCCGATTCTGCGTGTCTACACCGATCAGACGGGCCCGGATGGGCAGCCGCTGTACTACGACGCGGCCATGACGCGCGAGGGCACGACCAACCCGAACGACGAGATCGTGCCGATCGACCTCAAGCGCGGCTTTGACTTCATGGGCAACATGGGCACGCTGGTCGAGCTCATGAAGCGGCCGGAGATCGCTGCGCGCTTGGAGCAGGGCGAGAAAGAGGGCGGCGCAGAGGCGCGCAAGTACCTTGAGGATCTGACGGCGCGGACGAAGCCGGTGCGCAAAGTTGCCAAGACCGAGCAAGTTGACCTCGGCGACCGCAAGTTCCTGATTCGCTACGACGAAGCGGGCAACGAAGTCAGCCGCGAAGAGATGCGCAAGGGCGCTGTGCCGCGCATCCTGGCGCCACACGGTGGCACCGGTGCGAGCGGAACTGGCGAACCGACCATCGACGACGAGACGCTGACCGCGATGGCCGAACAGTATCTGGCAGGCGACAAGTCCGTGTTCCAGAACCTGGGCCGCGGGGCGCAAGGCGCGACCAACGTCGTGGCGCTGCGCAAGCGCGTGGCTGAAGTGGCCAAGGAAGCGGGCATGACGCCCGACCAGATCGCGCTGGCGCAGTCCGAGTTCATGGGCATGAACGCAGCACAGCGCACGCTCGGCACGCGCACGGCCAACTTCGGCTTGGCCGAGAAGGAAGCGTTGGAGATGGCGGGCCTGGTCGAGCAGACCTCGGCCAAGGTCTCGCGCACCACCTTCATGCCGATCAACAAGGCCATCATCGCCTACAACGACAACACGGGCGATCCGGAGACGCGCGCTTTCGGCGCCGCGCTCAACTCGTTCATCAACGCCTACGCCCGCGCGGTCAGCCCGATCGGCACGCCGACGGTCAGCGACAAGGATCACGCCCGCGCCATGCTGTCGCGAGCCGACAGCCACACCGCGCTGCTCGCGATCATGGATCAGCTGAAGCAGGAGATGAAGGCTGCCGAGAAGGCGCCGGGCGCCGTGCAAGACCAACTGCGTCGTCAGCAAAGCGCCGGCGCAGCGCGCATTCGCGACCGGCCGCGCGGCGAAGCCAAGATGCCCACCTTCGCGTCGGAAGCAGACGCCACGGCGGCGGCCAAGGCCGGCAAGATCAAGCCGGGTGACCGCATCACGATCAACGGACAGACGGGAACCTGGCAGTAATGCCCTTCGTGCCTGACACCGCCCCGGAAGCTGCCAGTGCGCCGCGCGGCCGCTTCGTGCCCGACGCACCTCGGCCTGCGCCGGCGGCCCCGCCTGCGCCCGCCGTGCCGATCGGGCAACTGGGCGCCGCTGCGGTGCCGGGCATGGACCCCGAGTGGGTCGCAGGCCGCGCGCCGGAGCAAGTGGCCGACCGGCAGCGGCAGGAAGCCGCCGCGCGCAACCCGATTCGCGACAAGGTGGTGGGTGCCGTCGAGGGCGCCCTCGACATCGTGGCGAAGATCACCGGTGGTGGCGTTGGGGGCATGGCCGGTCTGCTGTCCACCCCGTTCACCGGTGGTTCCGCCGAGAAGAACATGGAAGCCGGCGCGCAGCGCGGTGTCGGCGTCGTGCGCGACATCTACCGGCAGACCCGCCTGACCTCGGGCGGCGAGCCGGAAACCGAGTTCGGCCGCACGGTGACCGAGGCCGCCGACAAGGCGCTGCAGGCGCTGCCGGCCGTGGGCACCGGCCCGCGCGGCACGCTGGTCAACCCGATGCCGGAAGGCGCCGTCGGCACCGCGGTGCGCGCGGCGCGCGACACGGGCCGCGCCGCCGGCGATGCTGCGCTGGAGGCCGCGACGCCGCGGCTCAACGCGCAGAGGGCTGCTCTGGCCGAGAAGGCCGTGGCTGAAGGCATCCCCGTCAATTTGCACCAGTTGACCGACAGCAAAGCTGTGAAGCTCGCCGGTGAGTACGCCGAGACGATCCCGGGCTCGGGGTCAAAGCGCGAGCAGCGCCGCACGGCGTTCACGAATGCCATCGCGCGCACCATTGACCCCGATTCCGACGCCACTGCCATCACGCCCGATGTGTTCGCGGCGATGCAGGACAAGGCCGGTGGCGAGATCGGCAGCATCATGTCCCGATACGACGTGCCGAGCGACACGTTTGGCGACCTGTCCGGGCTGACCCGCAAAGACACGCCGGACGTGGCCAAGGTGGTTGACGCCTACGTGGCCGACCTCAAGACCATCGCTGACCAGAACAGCGGCGTGGTGCCGGGCGAGATGTTGCGCAAGCTGCGCAGCGAAGCGCAGGCGCAGATCCGCGGCACGCCGAACGGCGACCTGCGCACATCGCTCGGCAACTTCGTAAACCGGCTTGATCAGGCGCTGTCGGAAGTCGCCAGTGAAGCCGACATCACCTCGCTGGCCGATGCACGTCGCCGCTATGCCATCAGCACGGTGATCGAACCGTTGGTGGCTAAGTCGCCCGACGGCGTGATCAACCCGCAGGCGCTGATGGCCGCGGTCACCGGCACCAAGGCGGGCAAGCGTCGCATGGCCCGAGGCAAGGCCGGCGACCTGGGCGACTACGCGCGCATCGGGCAAGAGTTCCTGAAGGACGTGGGCACCTCCAACACCGCCGAGCGCAACATGGTGTGGAAGGCGGTCACCGACATTGCGGAAGCCGCCAAGATCGGCTTCACCTACCCGGCAGCGCTGCTCTACAACACTTTCGGGCCGAAGGTGGCCAAGAAGATGATCGAGGCGCAGAAACGCCGGAACGCGGCCGCGCCCGAGGCCCCGCCGCCCGAGCCGACGCTGGGCCGCGGCTTCGAAGACGTGCCGCAGCGGTCGGGCCCGGGCGGCGCAAGCCCGCTGGGCGACCTGACGCCTGAATGGGAGACCGCGCCCGGCGCCGCGCCGGCCCGCGAAGGCGGCATCGAGCCGACCGGCATGGTGCGCGCGGTGGACGAGACCGAGCCGTTGCCGCAGGGCATCCCGCAGCGCCCTGGCGCGCAGATCCCGGTGGCCGAAGAGCGGCCGCTGGGCGACCTCACGCCCGACTGGGAGACTCAACTCGGCGCCGACGGCGCGGGCGGCCGTGCCGCCGAGCCCGGCCTGGTGCCCGCCCTGGGCGATGAAGCGCCGACCACCGGCACGCGGGTCGACATGCGCTCCCGCGCCGGCCAGCAGATCCCGGCCGTGCCGGGCCGCCCGGGCCTGCCCGACACACTGACCGTCGGTGGCCCGGCCGAGTCCGCGGCCACGGCGGCCGACAACGCCGCCATGGTGACGCCCGGCGCCATCGAGGCCCGCCGGCAGCAGGGCATGGCCACAGTGGAGCGCGCCGCTGCGGCCGAGCGCGCCGAGCCGGTGCCGGTCGGCGAGGCCACCGAGATCACGCCCGAGACCGCGCGCCCGGCGCCGGAGATGCCCGACGAGCCGATCCCTGTGGGTGAGGCCACCGAGATCACGCCGGAGAACGTCAGGCCCGCCCCCGAGGTACGCGAGCACCCGGAGGTGGCCAAGATCCGCCAGGAGATCGCCAAGAAGCGCGAGGCCGAGGCGAAGAAGCAGGCCGCGGCCGACGAGCTCCGTGCCGCCGCGGCGGCAGAGACCGACCCCGAGGTCAAGGCCGCGCTGATCAAGCGCGCCGACGCGATCGCGCCGGCCAAGAAGCAGGAGAAGGCGAATGACGCTGCCAGCGAGCCAGTGGGCACCGACGGTGTACGGAAAGAAGCCGGTCAAGAAGGCGTACAAGAAGGCGGTGGCGCCGGCGCCCAAGCCGCGAAAGGCGGCGAAGAAGCGCTCGACCTGAGCTTCCCGAAGATCGAAGAGGGTCTGCTGGATCTCCAGCAGCGCACTGTCGAGCGCACCGCGCCGCCTCCCTCGCCCACGCCGCGCGGTCGCCGTCAGGTGCGCCGCGCGCTGGAGCGTGGCATTGCCGAGGGCACGCTCGACAAGGACGGCGCCGCGCTGGCGTTGTGGGCCCTTGACCGCAACGAGAACCTGGCCCGCGGCCTGCGGGTGGAGGTGTTGCAACCCGAGGCCGGCTCACCGGCCAAGGGCTCGTACAACTCGGCCACGCGCATCGTCAAGCTCTTCCAGAGCAAGGACAACCCGCAGACCGCGATGCACGAGATCTTGCACCACGCCGAGCGCATGATGCCCGAAGCCGTGCAGCAGGGCATCTACCGCGCCTGGCAGCGCGCGCTGAAGGCCGCGACGGAAGACGCATCGCCCGAGCGCCGCGCCGCGCTCGATGCGCTCAACAAAGTGTCGAGCAACGACATGACGGCGCTCGACTCGGTCAAGCGCGCGTTCAAGGACGGCGTGCTCAAGGCCGACGACTACCAGTTCGTGAACCCCACGGAATACTGGGCCGTCAACGGCGCGCGCATCATGCACGAGCGCTTCACGGGCCGGGGCAGCTGGCGCGCGCAGGCCCGCCAGTGGCTGCGCGAGATGATTGAGCACGTCAAGGAAACTGTCGGGGTGCGTTCTGACTCTCCGCTGCTGAAGGCTCTCAACGAGATGCTCGACGCCGAGAAAAACACCGGCGCACAGCGCTCGCCGACGATGATCAAGAACCGCCCCGAAGGTGGGGATTCACTAACATCGACCAAGCAACGAAAATGAGCGCTCCGGACACTCATGAGCAAGGCCACCACATGGTGCACACTCGTCACGAGGATCCTATCGGGCTGAAAGTCTCCCGGGAGATTCCGTTGCCTTGGCTGGTGGGCATCGTCGCCGCCGGCTTCCTGCAGGCTGCGCTCGTCTACTACAAGCAGGACGCGCAGGCCGAAGCGATCGTGAAGCTCACCAAGGAAGTGCAGGCGCTCACGACGGCTCTCGGCGGCAAGGACTTAAAGGACTTGGAGCACGACATCCGGATCGCCGATCTGCAGACCCGGATGACGGACGTGCAGTCGCGCTTGGCGGCCGTTGAACTCCGCCTGCAAGGGCTCAAGAAGTGAAAGGGTTCCCCATCATGGCAACCACCGCCGAGAACATCGCCGGCTCGTTCAAGATGTACTCCGTCTGGGTCGCGGGCCTCATCAGCGTGGCCGCCGGCTACTGGATCCAGCTGCCAGTCGAGCAACAACAGCAGATCCTGGCCCAGTGGCCGGCGCTGAAATACTACTCGCCGATCTTCGCCTTCGCGGCGTTTTACGCCGCCCGCGTGGTGTCGCAGACCAAGCCCGATACGTCGCTGCTGGGTGACAAGACCGAGCCGCAGGTGGCGGCCCCGGTGATCGGCGTGGCCAGCCTAACGACCCCGCCGCCCGCGCCGGTGGTACCTGACGCTCCGGCCACCGTGACCGTGCAGCTGACGCCTTCCGAGATCGCGGCGATCCTGACCGCGGCCGAGGTGCTCAAGAAGCAGGCTCCGCAATGACGTTCGACGAAGCCTTCGAACGGCTCATCGGTCACGAAGGTGGCTACGTCAACCACCCGGCAGACCCGGGCGGCGAGACGAAGTACGGCATCAGCAAGCGCAGCTACCCCGGTGAGGACATCAAGAACCTGACCCTGGGCCGCGCCAAGCAAATCTATCTGCGCGACTTCTGGGGCCCGGCCGGTTGTGACGCGGTGCCTGCCGGCATCCGCTTCGACCTGTTCGACATGGCCGTCAACTCGGGCGTCAAGGCGGCGATCCGCACGCTGCAGCGCACGGTCGGCGAGACGCCCGATGGTGTGCTCGGGCCCCTGACGTTGCAGGCGGTGCAGAGCGTCGACCCGATGCGCATCGCGGTGCGCTTCAATGCTCAACGGCTGGTCTTCATGGCCAGCCTGCCGACGTGGCCCGCCTTCGGACGCGGGTGGGCCAACCGTATCGCGTCCAACCTCATGAGCTTGTGAAAGGGCACCCGTGAAACGACTCAACCTCTACTTCGCACTCGTGCTGGCCTTCGTGCTGGCCGCGTGCACCAGTCTCGGCGTGCAGTCGCCGGCCACCTTCAACCAGAAGGTGCTCGCCGCGCACAGCACTGTCACGGCCATCGCCAACAGCGCCAGCACGCTGCGCGCGGCCGGCAAGCTGAGCGACGCCGACCGCGACAACGTGGTTTCCACGCTGCGCAGCGCCGAGGCCGGCATCGACCTGGCCGTGCTGACCTACAAGACCAACCCGCAGGCCGGCGGCGACAAGCTGACGGCCACCATCACCGTGCTGACCGCACTCCAGGCCTACCTGGCGACGAAAGGAACCACGCCATGAACGCAGCCGCCCTCGTGGGCCTCTCGCTGCAACTGCTGACGCAGCTGCAGACCTACCAACTCGCGATTGCCAAGGCGCAGGCCGAAGGTCGCGACGTGACCGACGAAGAGCTCGCTGCCGCCAAGGCCGAGGCGATGGCCGCCATCGACAGGCTGGCCGCAGGCTGAGCGCGCCTGCGCAGCGACAAGGCCGCCTACGGGCGGCCTTTTCGTTCGTACAAGCCCTCGTCGTGCAACCAAGCGTTGATGCGCTTGGCGATGCGCCCGGCCGGGTAGCAGATCGCTTCCTCTTCCAGTTCACCGGCATCGCACCACAGATCCTTGCGATGCCGGCGAGCGTAGGCGAACGCCGCGTGCACAGACTCGTGCGTCACGATCTCCATGTTGAGGTGGCCCAGCACCAAGCCCATGATCGCGAAGTACCGCGGATCACACACCAGCGTTGAACGCTCGCGGCCGCCTGCAATGTCAATCCGCTCGTAGCCGAGCCCGTTGACGGCGCCGAGACACTTCGGCCCGAGGGTGTCGCGCCCGAGCACGTGCTTCCAGAAGTGGCGCAGATCGGCTTGGCGTTCAAACACGACGGCCTTCAGACGCAGCCGCGCGCCGTGCGTCACATAGATGTCTGCCGCCGAGACGATACCCCGAGCCTTGGGGTGCGTGCTGATCCGGCGCGGCAGCCCCGGCTTGACGTGCTCAACCCGCATGCTTGAGCCACAGATCATCGTGCTCCGCACCGGGCCAGCCCTCATTGAAAGGCCCGCCGTTGGTGAAGTGCGCGATGCCGAGGTTGTCGGGCCGTGGCTGCTCGTTCACAAGCCAGTTCCAGGCCGGGTCGAGTGCGCCGATCTCTTCGTCGTGCAGCCAGTAGAAGCCGTGGAGCTCCTGCCGGGTGCGGTGGTTCACGTCCCACAGCGACAGGCGCCGGTTGGCCGGGTGATCGCAGTTGAACAGCATCACGCTTGACCAGTTCTTGCGCGGGTATTCGTTCTGGTACTGCTCCATCATCTTCACGGCCCGAGTCGGCTCGTGCTCGTGCTTGACCACACTGAGCGGCAGACGCGACGGCACCTCGCGCAGCATCTCGCGCGGATCGCGCACGAATACGGTGTCTGAGTCCACGAACAGCGCGAAGCCTTCTTGGCATAGGATCGGCGTCAGGAACCTGCTGATGTTGAACCGCGTGCTGTAGTGCGCGTTGCTGACGAGGTCGTACTCCTGCAGCGTGCGCTGGTCAACGGGCCGGGTCAGCAGACCACGCGACCGCAGGCTGGCGAGGCTCAGGAACTCGGGCTCGACCTCGCCGCGGGTGATGTCGATCAGAGACTTGAGGCACGCGGCCGCCGCCTTGTGCTCACGCTCGTCGTAGCCGATGTAGACCTTCACTTGGCCACCATGATGTAGTCGCCACCGATCTCCTGCTCAACGCCGTAGCCCAGCGTCTGCAAGAACTTGACGGCGCCCAACGGCGCAAGGCCGAAACGGGTGCTGGCCATGTCGCGCTTCTGCTCGACGCACACCACCGGCTTCCACGTCTTGAGCAGGTGCTCGGCGCCGCGCAGCACGTTCTCTTCGTACCCCTCGCAGTCGATCTTGATGAAGTCGACATGCGCCAGGGTGAACGTATCGAGCGTCTTCAGCGGAATCTCGCCGCCTCCGTTGACATAGGAGTCGCCGCTGCTGGTGGGCGCCGTGTAGATGCTGACGCTGCCCTCTTCCTTGCCCAGCGCACACGGGATCAGTTCGACGTTGCGCGCTTCGACGTTGCGGGCGAAGCACTCACGATGCGCCGCCACCGGTTCGAAGGCGAGGACGTGCTCAAACGCCGCAGCCAGGTTGAACGACCACAAGCCGACATGCCCCCCAACATCAACAGCCATCCGCGCGGTGCCCTTGTACTTCTTCACCGTGTTGATGCACGCGAGCTGCTTCTTGCCCTGATAGGACGGGCGGCCGTTGAGGATGATGCGGTTCTTGGCGTTGGCCATCCACTCCGGCAGGTGCTTCTCGCCGTCCGGGAACCACCAGCTATCGACCTTCTTCATTGCGCAGAATCTCCATCAGGTTGTCGGTCACCTCTTTGACCGGGATCATCTCCATCGACCTTCGGCAGCTGGCGCAGTTGATGCGCATGCCGCAAGTCTTGGAGGCGTGGCGGATGTTGCGATGCGTGGCGTAGCCGGTGATGCTTGGGTCGATGAACTCCGACCACAGCACCACGGCGGGCACGCCGACCGCTGCGGCGCCGTGCATCAGGCCGCCTTCCGTCGTGACGAGCGCGCGGCACGCCGAGAGCACCGCGAGCGCGTGCCGGAAGGTGGGCGTCTCGACGAACTCCACATCGGGCAGCCGCTTCGTGCTGGCCGGGCCGCACTGCAAGAGCCGCAGGCCCCGCACGTACTGCGGTGCCCAGGCGACGAACTGCGTCCAGCTGTGCCATGGCCACGCCTTGTTGGAGTGGCCGGTGGCCTTGACGTTGGGCTCGACCAGCACCGCGCCACGGTATGGCTCGGCGAACGCCAGTTCCTCGGGCGTGAAGAACATCTCGGCGGGCTTGGGCTTGTACGGCTTCCACGTCCACCGTCCTGCGCTCTTGGCCGCGATGTAGGGCCGGTGGCCGGAGGAACTGATCACCCGCACGAACGGGCGGCCGTCAGGCTTGCGCAGGATGTAGGGGTTGTTGGCGAACACCTCGGACCACTGGGGCTTGCCCGCCGGGTCGGTGATCAGCACAGGGCGGCCGGTAGCAGCGTGCGCCGCCTTGGCCTCGCCGGCCGCCATGAGCCAATCACCGTAGCCCATCAGGGCGTCTCCGTCAGTTCGAAGCGGATGTTGGTCGCGTCGGCCCACGTCTGGAACTTGCGACGCCACCACTCGTACGGCTGCACCGTGACGTGCATGTTCGTGCCGTCCGGGAAGGTCTTCTTGGCCGGTCGGCAGCACACCGAGGCCCAGACCGCGTAGCGGGCGTAGCTGAAGAGCCGCGCGATCACTTCGTCGACCTGGTCTTCGGGCACGTGCTCCAGCACATCGCTGCACAGCACGAGGTCGAACTTGCCGGTCGGCAGCACGTCGTCGCGGCGGAAGGCCGGATCGTAGAGCGTGACATCGGCGCGGGCGATGCCCAGCTGATGGTGCAGCTTGTGCGGGCTGCGGTAGGCGTCGCCGCGGCCGCAGCCGTAGTCGAGCATGCTCTTCGCGCGCACCTCGCGCGCCAGCTTCTGGATGCGTTCCTTGTGCTGAAGGATCGACAGTCCCTGGAAGTTGTTGCTGTCCTTGGCCGCGAGTTCGCGGTAGAGAGGGATCAGGTCAGGCATTCTTGTTCCTGCGGTAGTACCCTACATATTCGCCGAAGGCGCCATCGTAGCCGGCGTGCTCGACGTACCAGCCGCCGTTCTTCATCACGGTGCCGATGTGGTGCGGTTCGTTGCCTGAGCGCTCGTCGATGATCGTCGGCGCGTGCTGCGGGGGCAGGCGCAGGACGACGAGCTCACGCGCCGAGGCGGCCAGGCGCGCCGCCACCGCCGTGGGGTTGCGAACCTTCTGGAGTAGTGCCAGCGCGATCACGATGTCGTAGTTGCGCTTGGGCTGCCACACGTTGGCGTCGCCGACTTCAAACGTCACCGGCAGATCGCCACGCAGCTTGTTGGCCACCTCGACGTGCCCCGGCACGATCTCGACGCCGTGCACCGCCAGCGCGCCGGCCTTGGCCAGTTCAATGCTGATCAGCCCTTCAGCACACCCGAGGTCAAGGATTGTCTTTCCGTGCGCGGCCATGAACAGCCGATCCAGGCCATTGAGTTGCTGCTCCAGCGTCCGATCGCCCGGCCGCCCCGGAGTGGAGAACCACCCCTTCTTCACGTCTTTTCCAGCCATCGCCATGCAGTCCCGTTTCTGAATTCTTCCAAGGTGAACTGGTTGTCGGCCAGGATCTCGCAGAACCTGAGCCGCAGCGGGTCGTCCGGGGTCGGCGGCCGGAAGATTGCTTCCGAGGTCAACGGCCCGGTGAGATGGTACGCCGCTGCGGTCTGTCCGGTGCTGACTGAGGGCACGCCCTCGATCATCGCCGTGATGCTGGCCGAACTGCTGTGTGAGATCAGCAGGCGCACGTTCGGCAGCAGACTCTCCAGCGTAACGGCCGCGGCCTTCTTGTCGCGGTTCCACGGTCGCACCTTCACCGGGATGTCGGTGCCGGTGATGTTCTCCTGCGTCTGCTTGAGCCAGTCAAGAGTGCTCGCGGTCCAGTTGTACACCGGCCCGTTGCCGAGCGTCGACTTCATGAAGTCGTCGGACTGCGGGCACAGCAGGATATAGCCGTCCGGGTTAATTCGCCACGGCTGGATCGTGATGCCCAGCTTCGCGAAGCGCTCGCCGGTGCTGGTCTTGCCGCGTGGGTCGACTTGCAGCGCGTTCTTAGTGACGCGGAAGTAGATGCCGCGGTGCTTGTCAAAGTAGGAGTTGTCGCAATAGAACCACGTGCCTTGCTGCGCGCGGCGGAAGTTCTGCATCTGGCCTTCGGTGCCGAAGAAGACGGCGCCGGTGGCGTGCTTGGGCGCGCCGGCGGCGAAGGCGTTGCAGATCAGCTTGCTCTTCTCTTTGCCGGGCACGGGGTAGAGGGTCAAACCCATCGCGGACTCTCTTTCAGCTTGGCCAGAATGCGAGCGAACGGCTCGCCCGTCGCGATCTCGTCGAAGTGCCACTGGTTGTGCGCCATGCGCTCCAGCGCCGCCTCGCGATTGTCGACCCACTTCTCGCAGATCCAGTGCGGCGCGAAGTGCTGCACCGGGATGCCTTCGACGAGAGCGCGCACGCCGATCGCGCTGCTCCAGATCACGACGCTGCGCGCGCCGGCCAGGGCCTGGGCATCCTTGTCGAGTTTGCCCTTGTCGCCGGGGTGCGCCATCAGCTTGACCGGAAACGGGGCGTGCCGGCGCAGGTTCGCCTCCATGCGCTTGCCCCAGTTGGGCGGGCTGGCCATCAGCGTCGAGCCGATGCCGCGCTGATCGCGCACGAGGATGTACTGACCGCCGTCGCGCATCGGCTTGGCTGTCCAGCCCAGCTTGTCGAAGCGCTTGTCGTCGCCGACCGGAAACCAGCCCGAGCCGTTGTGGCCATGCACGCTGACCGCGTAGTAGGTCTTGTCGACCTTCTGCAAGTAGCCGTTCTCCAGCACGATCACGGTGCCGCCCTTGCGCTCCCACGCATCGGCGCCTTGCTCGTCGATGCCGCGCTTGCGGTTCCAGATCACGAGCAGATCTTCGGGGCCGTGAGGGCTGAAGCGGTTGTTCGGGTAGGGCGACGAGTAGAGCTTGTAGCCCAGCCGCGCGAGGCCGTTGCTGATCGCCTGCGCGCGGTAGGCAGGCTCGGGCCGGATGCAGAAGACCGCGATGCGGCTCATCGCGCGAGCTCCTGTTCCAGATCGCCCATCGGGAAGTGCGTGAGCGCCGAGCCAGGCGTGCAGTTCACGACCGTCACGCCAGCGGCCTTCAGATCGGCGGCGAGCACGCCCATCTTCTTGCGCCACTCTTCGAACTGCTGGGCCTGCACGAGCGGCTTCGGATGGTCCGGGTGCCAGTGCTTCTCGCCGTTCGCGCCCGGCTTCATGTCCATGCCGATCAGCAGGATGCGCCGCACACCGAAGTGGTAGGCGAGGTTGATCGCACCGGCGCCGCTGTTGCCGTTCACGCGCAAGCCGATCTTGCCCAAGCCGTCCTTGGCCTCCCAGCGGATGTGGCCGAGGCAGAACTGCTCGGCCGCGCCGCGGTCCTGCGTCCACAGCTTCTCGCGGCCGATGTTCTGCTTGACCTTCATGTGGTTCGTCTTCCACCAAAGGTAGTCGCAGGCGTAGACGGCGTCGGGGTGTGCGAGCTTGAGGTAGCTGCTGTTCACCGCAATCGTCTTCACGTTCGCGTGCTCAACGTGCACGATCTGCTCGTCGGTGAGGCTCGGGCCGCTGGCGACGACCACTGCGGTGTGGCCGCGCCAGTCGGGCTTCAGGGGAGGCGTCACTTGATGTCGCAGAGCCGTTGCAGTTCGGCGTCGTAGAACCGCGACAGCGCTTCGTACTCTTCCGGCACCAACACGCCCTTGTGATAGGGGAACGTCAAGCGGCTGGCGGTCTCGTTGAGCATGGTCATCAGGTCGTACTCGCGCGGGAAATCGGCCTGCATCTCCGGCGGTGTGTGGTCGAAGTCTTCGAACGCCGTGATCTTCTGCTTGTCTTCGATGGCCTTGACCATCTCAATTTCCATCTGGCGATACTTGCGTTCGGGCACGCCCAGTGGAAAACGGCGCTTCAGGTGAATGGTGCGGTCCTGCGGTTCCGGCTCGGGCGGCAGGAAGGCTTGGCAGCCGAGAAGATGGTCACGCATGGCGGCTCTCCTGTTTGGGTGACGCAGGCAGTGTAGCAGACGCTCCATTTTTGGCAACCTCTGCCCGCCACCCGGCAAGCAAACCTTTGGCGGTCTGCCGAAGTTCGTCGTTTTCCTGCTGGAGCTGAGCGAGCTTGGCAGTGGCTTCTTCGGCAAACTTGACCAAGCTCTCTTTAGACCACAAGTGAAATTCAGCCATGGGTGATGTTCTCCGGTTTGAGAGCCAGAGCGTCCATGGTGGCGTCAAGCACGCCACGCTTCTCGACGAGCCGCTCGGCTACCGTCTCGTCGATGGTATTGCGCGCGATGATCTGATAGACCAGCACCTCGCGGTCGAAGCCCGCCTGCATCTGCCGCATCGGGCCGACGCGCTCGATGATCTGGTCGTTCGGGTCGAGGTCAAACGTGAGCGCGAAGAAGACGATGATGTGGCACACGTTCTGGAAGCCGTCGACCCCGTGGCCGATGCTCTGCGGATGCACGAAAGCCAGCGGGATCTCGCCGCGCTTGAACGCATCCTCGTCGGCCTTGGTGCTGATGTGCCGACCGTCGGGGAAGCGCTTCTTCAGCCGCGCCAGGTCGGGCTTGAAGTGGTAGGCGACGAGGATCGGCTCGCCGTCGTTCTCTTCGATGATCGACTCCAGCGCGTCGAGCTTCTCTTCGTGCGCCTCGACCCAGTGCGACACGTCGCGTTCGATCTGCTCGTCGGAGCCGGTGTAGATCGCGCCGTTGGCCAGCTGCTGGCACTTGATGATCTTGGCCGCCGCGGCAAAGGCTTCGATGTCGTGGCCCTGAATCTGCGTGAGCATGTCCCGCTCCATCTCGCGGTACTTCTTGCGAGCCTCGGGCGGCAGATCGACGTACACCGGCACGACGATCGGATCCTTGATGTCGAACCAGTCCTTCGGGTTGAGCGCGAGCGTCACGTCCTTCATGAGCGTGGTGATCTCGTTGAAGGCGTGCGGAAACGCGATGCGCGAGATCCGGGTCTTGTGCGCGTTGACCGCGTCCTTGGCCCGCTTGTAGCCGAACCAGCGCGATTCAAACGAGTCGTAGGAACGGCCGAGCCGCTGGCCGCGGTCGATGAACCACATCGGCGCCCAGAGGTTGCTGAGACCGTTCGGCGCGATGGTGCCGGAAAGGTTGATCCAGCGACGCACCTTGGTGTGTGCAACCGAGGCCAAGGCCTGGGCGCGCTTGCCGCCCTGCAGCAGCCGGAAGCTGCGCAGCTTGCTCGCCTCGTCGGCCGTCACCGTGTCAAACGGCCACGCCTCGCCGAGATGCTCAACCAGCCACGGCAGGTTCTCGTAGTTGATTGTGTAGATGTCGGCCTTGTCGTTGCGCAGCGCCGCGATGCGCTGATCCTTGGTGCCGGTGATCGGTTGCACCTTGAGGTGCGCGAACTCGTGCCACTTGACCGGTTCCTCCGGCCAGGTGGAACGCGCCACGCGCAGCGGCGCCGTCACTAGGTGCTTGCCGACTTCGCCCAGCAACCGCAGCCGGTCGTGGATCTCCAGCACGGCCGGGGTTTTTCCCATGCCCATACGCGCCAACAGGTTGCAGCGCTTGTGCTCGACGCCGAAGTCGATGAGGGGCGGCTGCCACGGCCGCCAGTTGAGAGTCTTCACGGGTACTTGCGACGGATGTCTGCCGCGAGCTCCGGAAGAGCGTCTTGGCAGGCATCGGCGTAGGCACGCAACGCCACCCTGGCAAAAGGGTCGTGCGTCAGATCCAGCGTGAAGTATTCAGCGCCCTCGCGATCGCCCCCAGGAGCATCGCGTCCGTCCTTGCGCGACACGTTGAACTTTTGATAGAGACCTCGGTTTTCAGGCATGGTGCATCCTTTTGATCAGCCAGAAGTACACGACGAAAGCGGCGAGCATCTTGCTGGCTGTCATCAAGACAACGCCGCCGACAGAGAAGAATCCGATCAATCCAAGAAACACCGCAGAGTCAACCGGTGTACCGAGAGCGCTTGACAGAAGAACTCGTTGCGCGAGAGGCCGCTTGCTGAAGGTGTAGACCGCCCAGTCAACGAGTTCACTGACGAGGTACGCCGCGCAGCTGGCAACAGCCACCGCTGGAGACGCCATGAGATATGAGATTGCTGCGCCGATGAGCATGATGAACAGCACCTTATGTCCTACTTCGCGTTGCGCAAAATCACGCAGCACAAAGACAAGCCCGACCGCAAGCGACATCGGGGGCCACCCATGGATAAGAGGAACATGGACGAAACCGACGTTGATCAGCACGATGGAAACAAGATAAAGAACGGAGTACATGAAATATCTTTCAGTAAAGAGGTTCGTCAAACAATCCTGTGACCTTGGCGGTCCACGCTTTGGCTTCTCTCCAGCTGTTGGCATCCCGGCCTTGCTTGCGCGCGGCGTAGGACCAGGCCATAGAGTCTGCAGTGTGCAAGAGTTCTCGCACCAGAGGCGACCGCAGCGCGGTCATCTTCAAACCGAAACCGTGCAAGCGCAGATCAGGCCTTTCCCGCTTGATGGCAAGAAGTACAGCTTCGATTGCTTTCGGGTCACCATTTCGCTTGCAGACCGAACCGACCCCAACCCACGCGCCGTGGCCTAGCCGATCGCCGTATTGCCGCAGATGAGAGACGTACTCTTCGGGTGCGTAGCCTTGCAACACCGGCATGATGTACGTCTTCCCCGCGTCCCACACCAGCGTCAGTTCGTCGTAGCGTTCAATCGTCAGGCGCTGGTGCTCTGCAATCGTGAGCCCTGTCTTCTTGAGCATTGCTGGCTCACACATCCAGTCTTGAGACACCGCGGCGAGCAAGTTACCGTTGTTCTCCCACCGTTTGATCTGCTCGGCGTACACCTTTGGGCTGTCGGGGTAGTGCCCATGCTTGTAGATGGTAGTGAAAGCGCCGCTGTCCATGATCCAGTTGTTTACAGGAAAGTTGGACTTGCGGTCCCGAATGGTGTTGATCGAGATGAAAGCGGCGTCAAAGTGCTGAGCGTCCGCCGGATGATGCAGTCCGGTGAAGAACTTCACCGCGGCGGCAACCACTCATCCAGTTGCTCTTCAGTGCTGATCACCAGCACCACGCAACCCGCGGCGCGCATGCGCTCGTGCTCGCGCGCTTGCCCGACCGTGGGCTTGCCGTCCGGGGCTTTGGTTTCAACGAAGCCGTGGCTATTGCACATGCTGAGGGTTCCGAACTTCATGTCTTGCAAACCAGGGAACAGGTACATTACATCCGGTGCGTACCGACGGCCGAGCCACGCCACGGCGCGGATCTCGCCGCCGTAGGCTTCGACTCGCGCCTTGAGCTTCGCTCGCAGTTTGCCTTCAGCGGCCATTCCAGATGCCTCTCGGTTTCTCCATGATCGACCGCAGCGAGTTGTCCACGCGGTCGATCAGTTCGAAGTGGTCGGGGTTCACGCACAGTGGGTTGCCGCACAGGTGCTCCACCGTCTCTTCGTCCGGGTGCAGCGGTCGACCTTCCATCGTCTCGGCCATCACGCGGTGCGCACGCAGGCTCTTGTGCTGGCCGTTCACGCGCACGTTGACCTTGCCGTAGGGCCAGCGCTTGCCGTCGGTCGTGCCGGTCCAAAGCCAGCAGCCGTTCTCGTTCTGATCATCGAGTTTGTGACTGTTGGCCACGAGCCTCTCAAAGAGACTACCGTAGCGTCTATTCATGCGCGGCTCCCTTGGCGCGGCGCCGCGCCGTGATGTCCGACCCTGAACACAGATGCGCAGGCATCTTGAGGTCAGCGCTCGTGGACTCTTCCGTCACGTAGCTCCGGCCGCAACCCATGCAAGTGCGGCGTCGGTAGACCTTCGCCTCGTCACGGCGCGTCTCGTAGACCGGCTGCTTGCGAGCGCTGCCGCAGTGCGGACACTTCATTCCGGCACCACCCCGAAGTCGCTGTCGTCCAGATCGCAGACATGCAGCTTGCCCGGCTCATTGCTGAAGAGCACCCACTTGCCGGTCTGCTGGCGCCAGCGCACATCGGTGCTGCCGCAGCGGTTGCAGTGCGGTTCGCGCTCGGCTGGCATGTCGTCGGTGTCGGTCACGGTCATGGTGGTCGGGTCGTACATCTTGGGCATGGTCACTTCCTGTAGCGCTTGGTCTCGGAACCTTCGGCCGCCAAGGGCAGACCGTTGGCCCAGTCAGGCGGCGTGGCAAGGAACCTTGATACCGCTTCGCCGCTATACTCATCGGTGTCGGGCGTCTCGCAGATCGCCTCATCGTGAACGTGCATGACGACCGGGTAGCCGTTGGCTTCGCAACGCTTGAGCCCTTCGGCGAACACGTCCCGGGCGGTTGCCTGTGTCACATTTTCCGCGAGCCGGCCCCCATATGTGCGCAAGCGCTCCCAGCGCCGAGAATATTGGTTGAGTCCAACGTAGCTCAAGCCACCGTGCGGGTTGTCAACCATCTCGCCTGTCGCAAGATCAACGGTCTTCTTCGGCTCAAACTTTGGCGATGGATAGCACAGCACGCGGCCACTCGGCAGGCGAATGCGCAACCACTGGCCGTCGCGGCGCAACTTCAGCTTGCCGCAAGTCTGAGTCTCTCCGGGCACCTTGACCGCGCGAATCGCCGCGTCTTCCAAGTCGTACCAGAAGGCTGCGATGTTCGGATTTGCGGCACGCCAAGCGCGCACGATCTCAAGCACGCGGTCTTCGTCAAGGTTCACGCCGTAGAGCTTCGCCATGCTGCCAAACGCGCCGACAGCCCCTTGGAAGCCGCAGGCCAATTCTTGGACCTTACCGATAAGTCGCATCGTTCCGCCAGCTTCCTCGTCGGCGCGCACATCTTCCACCGGTACGCCAAACGACCGCGAGTAGCCTTCAATGTAGAGGTCGTCGCCGTTGGCAAACGCCTTGATCTTCCACTCTTCGCCGGCAAGCCAAGCGAGTACGCGACCTTCAATGTTGGACAAGTCAGCGCGGCACAGCTTCTTTCCCGGTGCCGCAATCAGTGCACCGCGCACCGTAGACCCGATCACGTCCATGGCGTTGTCGTAAACAAGTTCCACAGCGCCGCACTTGATCGTCTCCACCGCGAAGTCGTACTGATTCTTCAGGTACTTCGGTACGCGGCTCAGGTTCTGCAACTGCACGAGCCGACCGGCCCAGCGGTTAGTGCGGCTGGCACCGCCGAACTGAAGCGTGCCGCGCAGGCGACCGTCGCTGGACGTTGCGCGCAAAAATGCTTTGTACTTGCTGACGCTCGTGCCACTGGCTTGCAGTCTGATGTGCAGCAGCTCCTTGACCGGCTCGGGCAGTTCGGGGTCTTCCAGCCGGCGCTCAAGCGTACCGGCTTGCATGTCGGGTAGCGAGACGCCGTAGGCTTTGAGCAAATGCGCAAGCAGCGCATCGCGTTGGGTGGCGGCCTGCACTGCGCCATCAGTCATCTCGGCTGCGCGCTCGGCAAGCCGCAGCTTCTCCGCATCGGCTGCCTGCACGGCGGCTTCGCAGAACTCAAGGTCAACCGCAATACCGCGCTCGTTGATGACGCGATCCAGCCGCCACATGGCGAGCTCGCTCTCGTTGAGGTTCCACTTCGGCAGCTTTGCAATGCACTCTCGCATCGCCACGATGTCAGCGCCTGCGTACTCAAGAAACTCTTGCCACTTCTCGGGGTGCGTCTCTCGGGTGGCGCGCTTGCGGCCGGAGGCTTCGGTCGGCGGGATGCAGAACAGGCGTACCAGATCCTTGCCGGTCTTCAGCTTGCGTTTGTCCTGCGCCACCTCCAGCGCCGCGCACAGCGCATCAAGAGCGCCTGGCATGGAGTGCATGTAGGCCAAGCACATGGAGCAGCGCCAGCGCTCAAGCGGGATGTCAATGCCCAGTCCAGCCTTGATAACCGTGCGGTCAAAAGCGACGTTGTGCGCCCAGACAATCACGCTCTCATCAGCCAGCGCCGCGGCAAGATCGTCAGGCATGGCGCCGCCAGCCGTCACGTCCCATACTCGCACCGGTCCATCGTCCAGCGCGTAAGAGACGATCATGACTTCAACGGCTTCGCTGTACTTGTGCACGCCATCCTTGAGAGGAATCGTGCTGTACGTCTCGGTGTCAAGGTAGAGGATGTCAGGCATTTTGGTGAGGGTGCTTGGGTCGCTTGTCCAAGTTGAGTAGTACCCCGGGGCCTTTATACGGCGCTGTCCCCCGGTATCCCGTTCCGCCGGTCCCTTGCGGGTGCTCCGACTCCACACAATCAGTGGCTTTCTTCCTCGCTAGAGGACACCCTCACCAAAATGCCCCGCCGCAGCGGGGCACCCGATCACGCCAAGTCGTCGGCGTCGGCGCCTTCGGTGATCTCGCCGAAGTCGTCGGCGCTCGGCGCGGCGCCGCCACCGAAGGCGTCACCGTCGCGCACGCGCTGCACACCGAGCAGCGTGGCGCGCAGGCCCTTGCCGTTGTCGTTCTGCTGGGCCCAGAACTCCACCTGCATGTTGACGAAGCAGCCCGAGTAGACCCGGCCGCCCTTGCCTTCGTAGATGGTGTTGTCGGGCTTGTAGATCGGCGACTTGTCGGTGTCCATCACCAGCGGCCGACCCTTCTCCTGGTACCGGTGCGCGGTCAGTGCGTAGTGGCCCTGGTAGCCGTCGTAGTCCTTGCGCTTGCCATCGATGTAGCAGCAGCCCTTGGGGTCGACGATGATGCCTTCGTAGGCCGTCTCCCACTTCTTCTCCCACTTGTCGCGGGCCGTGGACTTCAGCGCGTCGAGGATCTTGTTGTGGAGCTCGCTGTTGTACGGCACGAGCGCCGTCGCGCTCCAGCGGAACGGGCCCTTGCCCTGGTACTGCTCCGGCTCGCCCAGGACGAGGAACGAGCAGCGGACGTTGGGGAGCATCATCTTCATGCCCATGGTGGATTGCCTTTCGTGGTTGGTGGCTGTCAACTCAGAAGAACGTGGGCTGAGCCACGGCGCGAGTCAACGCCATGAGCCCTTCCTGAAAGTGCGTGCGGGCGATAGCGGCCCAGCGCTCGGGCTGCGCGCGGTCCATGCGAGCGCGTGCCATGTTGAAATCGGGCCGCGGGCGCCCCTCCAGATCGGCCAGCGCGTCGTTCTCGGTCAGCGGAGGATTGCGACCGGCGGCAATGTGCTCGGCGACCTTCGCCAGCAGTTCCTCCATCTGCGGGCCCATGCCCTTGATGGTGTTCATCATGTCGATGTCGGCCTGCGACAGCTCGCGGTAGCCGGCAATCTTGCGGTGCTGGTTGTCCATGTCAGTACAGATCCTCGTCGGCCGGCTCGTCGGCCACAGTGGTGAAGTCCTCGTCGGTCGGCGCCGGCGGGGTGTAGGGCTTCTTGATCGCGCCGGCGGGTTTGACGCTGGGCTTGGGATCGCTGCGCGTGATCTGGTCTTGCAGCTTCTTCCACTGCCGCGGGCCGAGCACGGGCTTGGTCTGGCCCTCGGCCGGCTTGAGCAGCGTGTCTTCGAACTGGGTGGGGCTCTTGAGCTTGAAGTTGAAGACATCCGCCTCGGCCAGCCGGAACTGCTTGCGCACGATCTCGGTGACCTCGTCCTTGTCCTTCCACTTGCGCGGGCCCTGGCGACCCAACTCCAGGCCGAAGCCAGGCACTTCCTCGCGGTTGAGCAGCCGCCGTTCGGTCTCGGCGCGCACGGCCTTGCAGAAGTCCTCCAAGAAGCCGGCGGCCGACATCTTGAGCGACAGGTCACGGGGGTTGGTGTTCTTGCTCACGAACTGGTGCACCTCGGTCTCGGGGTCGGAGATCACGTCGAAGTCGGCGCCGACCACCTGCTCGACCTTGCGGCGTGCGCTCGGGCACGTCGACATGGCGCGGCAGAAGGCACACTCTTCTTCGTTCGGGTTCTGGTTGAGGAAGGTGCGGTCCCACTCTTCCATCGGGATCTTGCCGTGCATCGCCTCGGCGTTGCGCACGCTGGCGGCCTTGCTGCGCGCCAGGTTGGCGAACTCGCGCAGATCCTGCAGCGTGCACTGCCATTCCTCCATGCCGGCGCTGTAGACCTTCGGCTGGTAGATGCCCAGGCGGATGGTCTTCAGGCCGGCTTCCTCGGCCCACGCGAACGGATCGCTGGCCGCCGCGGCGATGTCCTCGTCCATCAGGTAGCGCAGCGCGCCCAGGGCGTAGAACATCGCCTGCGTGTTGCGCTCGACCGTCACCGGCGTGTGGCCGGTCTTCAGGTCGTACACGCCCAGTTCGCCGTCCTGCTCGTGCCAGATGATACAGTCGGCCGTGCCGAACTGGCCCTCGATCTGCACGAACTCCGAGAAGTCGACGCGCGTCTCGACCAGCATCCGGTTGCCGATGCCGATCTTGCGCACGGTGTCGACGTAGCCTTGCACGAGGTCGGCCATGTCGTCGGTGAACTCGACGAAGCGCGGCTCTTCGTGCTTGGCGTTGACCGGGATGTCCTGGCCGACGTACTTGCTCGCGCGCCAGTGCTCGGTGAGGCACAGCGCGGCGACGTGGTGCATCGCGGTGCCGTCGTCGCTGTAGGTGGACGAGCGGTTCGGGATCGGCGCTTCCAGCACGAGGCTGCCGGGGCAGGCGAACCACTTCTTGCTAGAAGATGGAGACAACTTAGCGTGGTCCACGTACTGCTCTTTCTGCGTCAAACTGTTTGCGTGCATCTGCGGCCTCCTGCGCCGTCAAGAAATGCCCAAGAGACTTGAACTTGCGGTCAACTGTTGCGTAAGCCTGCCAGCGATCTTTGTCCGCCCTATAACGAACGCCGAACTGACCGCTTCGGCTTTTGCAGACGGCGGGAAAACGGTTATCGGGTACGGACGACCACCGCAAGTTGACGGCGCGGTTGTCTGATCGGTTTCGATTGATGTGGTCAACTTCCGGTAGGTCTTCCGGGGCCGGACCGAAGAACGCTAACGCAACCAAACGATGAACGCGCCGTGTCAGCGGCTTGTGCGGTCGGCCTTTGTGCAGCTCGACGATGCGGTAGCCGTAAGCGTCAAGGCGCGGATTAAGTACACGGCCAAACCGAAGCCCGCGCACGCGCCCCTGATCGCTTACTTCGTAGAGCGACTCCCACTCAGGAACGGGGCGCCACGTCTCGTTGAGATGCAAGCCAACCTCCTAGTAGAAGACGATGCGGCCGAACCGTCGGCCCTGCCGCATCCAGGTTGCGTGCAGCGTGCCGCGGAGCACCACCGCAGGCCGGCGGATACCGGCCGCGGTGAGCGCCTTGGCGATCGCCGTCAAGTTCACGCCAGGTCGGCTTCGCCGCCGATCAGAGCGTCGATCTTCTCGCCGAACGCGGCGAACTGCTCGGGCTTGAGCTCGGGGCCCTTGGCGACGCCGAATTCCTTGAGCAGCGCGATCACGCCGGCCTTGTCCTTGCCGACCGCCTGCTTGATCTTCTCGGGCAGGCCCGACTTCTCGTAGGTCGGCGCGTCAACCGGCTTCTCGGCGGCAGCGGCCTTCGACTCCGCAGGTGCCGGCGAGTCGGCAGGCGCCGCAGAGGACGAAGCCGGGGTGCCAGCGGGTTCCTTGGCCTTGGCTTCCTTCGGTGCGGCCGGGGTCGCGGCGGGTTCCGGCTTGGCCGCTGCCGGTGCCGCGGTCGTGGGGGCGCCCAGCTTGGCCAGCGCGTTGGCCGCTTCCTGCACGGAAGCGAAGACGAGTTTCAGTTCGACGGACATGGTCACCTTTCTGGGTGGTTGGGAGGAAGAAGATGGTGGGCTCTGCGCGACGGTCGACCCGAGGGCCTGGTGCATTCGGAAAGCGGGCAGTCGGAGTTACTTGAGTCGGGCAGTCGGGTCTTCGGAGTTGAGTTGTCAGTGGTTCGGCTATTCGGAGTTCTCGGGTGCTGGGGCAAGCCCCAGCGAGTCGATTGAAGGATTCGAACCTTCTCACGCATCCTTAGCAGGGATGTGCTCTACCGATGAGAGCTAAATCAACAACAGTCAATGCAACGACGCTGCGCAACGTCTACAGCTTCGGTGGAGGTGCTGTGCAAACCTCTACCCTCGCCGATCGGCCGCCGCGCAGAGCCCACCTTGAAACGTCAGGCCGCCTTGGCCGCCGTGACGGCCGCCGGCTCTTCGTAGGTCTTGAACAGATCCTCCGAACCGGTGTCCACGTCCGTGTTCCAGTTGGCCTTCTGGATCAGCGCATCCACGAGACGCAGCTGACGGGCGTAGTAGTCGTGCTCGCCGACCACCTGGGCGAAGGTCAGCTTCGGCACGGTCATCGTGATGTCGTCGATGGTCTCGCTGATCTGCTTGCGCTGCGTCTTCACGGCGAAGATGTCCTTCGTGCGGATGTCGACGCGTGCCTTCACGAGATCGGTGAGTTCCTTGCGGCGGAGCAGAAGCTCGGCCAGTTTGACTTGGGCCATGATGGTCTCCAGTGGTTGAGAAAGAAGGTGTTCAACAGAGAACGGAGCGAAGCGTAGCGTTTGATACGCGAGTCGTCAAGTGCTTTTTGCGAACGCTTGCAAAAAAGAACCCGCCGGGTGGCGGGTCAAGCACGGCAGTGGAGGGAGGAGACCAAACCCCGGGCGGGGCGCCGTGTGAGTTGAATGCTAGCGGAACAAATGCTACGATGCAAGCATGCGAACCAACATCCGCCGGCTCACCGCCGAACAGCTTCGGCAACTGAGCGCGAAATCCAGCATTAGCTACGACATGCTGCGGCACTACGCCCGCGGTCGGCGCGGCATCAAGTCCCTCACGGCCATCAACATTGAGAAGGCTGCCCGCAAGATCGGTCTCGATCTGCGCCGTGAGGATCTCAACAGCGGTTGCGCGCGGTGCGAGTTCGCCCGATCGTGCCGCAAGAACCTGCGGGAGCCAGCAGAGAAAGCCGCGAAGTGACCGCGTGGTGCCCAGCCCCTTGATGCTACGAGGCCGCGCGGCCCGCGAACCCTTACGCGCGCTCATGCACAAACCCTGGCTGTGCTCGTGAGCTAGAGCAGGGAATCTCGGGGAACGGTCTTTTAACTCACTCTCTTTCTTGAACGGGGATCACATGACTCAACGTGTTGAATTGGACGGTGGCAAGTACACCGTCATCCGCGAGAACGATGGCCGCATGCACGCACTGCGCTACGGCGAACCTTGGCGCGATCTGGTCGGCGACAACCTCATCTACTGGCTAATGGTGGAGATCGCCGTGTTGAATGACGCGGTGATGAAGGCGTGCGGCGACGATGTTGAGGCCGCGAAGGCCACAATTGAATCGCAGCGAGGGTGACATGATCGAAGTCCGAATCGCAGCGGCCCGCTTGGCCAAGTTCGACAGCGAGGTGCACCGCGGCCTGCTCGTGCTGCGTGAACTGCGCGACGCCGGCATCCCGGTCGTCGGCGCCCTGTTCCCGCTGGGCGTGAAGGTCGGGCGGCTGGAGGTCGAGTACGACGAGCTCGTGTCTGACGAGTGGGTGTGGCGTTGGATTGAGGCCTAACGTTCGAGCTAAGCGGATCGAACCGGCCCCAAACCAAGGAAACGAACCATGAACATTTCCGAGAACCAAGATGCCGCCAGCCGGGGCGAGTCCGCGCTTCAGCGAGTAGTTAGGCATCTGCGCGAAGCTGCGCGGCACGTCTATTGGGCGCTTCGCTACGGAGAATGGAGTGCCGGCTGGGAGAACTACAAAAACAAGCCGATGCTCGGCGTGTACCTCTGCTACTACGACGGCCACCACTGCTGCCTGCATGTCGGCCCTGGCTGGCTTGCGGTGCATTACTGATGCCTAACGTTTGAGCTGAGGGGCGCCCGGAGGGCGTCCCGAACCTCCAGCGAAGAGTTATGCAGAAGCCCCAGCAGGGCAGAAAGGAACCGAAGTGAGGATGTGGATTGACACCGAGTTCAACGAGTACCGCGGCGCGCTCATCTCGATGGCGCTGGTGGCCGAGAACGGAGAGGAGTGGTACGGCGTGCGCTACTGCGATGACCCGGGCTTCTGGGTGCGTGAGCATGTGATGCCGCACCTCGGCAAAGAGCCGCAGCGAGACTGCGTGCTGCGCGTGTCGCTGGATCAGTTCCTGCGACAGTTCAACAGCGTGCACATCGTCTCTGACTGGCCCGGCGACATCGCGCACTTCTGCAACTTCTTGGAGTACGCGCCTGGCGACCGCATCGGGCCGAACTCGATGACGTTCGAGGTGCGCCGCGATCTACCGGACACCTCCAAGACATCCGCCATTCCGCACAACGCTCTGGAAGACGCTAGAGCGTTGGCGCGAGGTGCATTGGCTGCTGCATAACGTGATGTAGACTTACTTTGCAAAGTAAGCGCCTAAAAATGAAGCACTACTCACGCCGCCGTCATCCCAAGCCTGAGCCGCCGGAGGGTTACAGCCCGCCCGAGCCCGACAACCTGCCGCCGCCCGGTACCGAGATCGGCCACGTCACGCTGAGCCTGTACGGTCAGTCCGTGCACGTGCCGATCCGGCAACCAGGCACGGTCAAGGGTCGCCGGCCGCGATCGGATCAGATCGCCATCGAGGTTGACGGCACCTGGCTCGTGATGAGCCTGCGCGAAGCGGCGCTGGACGCTGTGAAGCGGATGCCGCGGGTGATGACTCGCAAAGAGCGAGCAGGCTGGTAAGTAGCACTTGCTCCACAGTTCGACTTAGGTGTATGCTGGCCGTCCGCCGCCAAGCGTAACCGATTCAACCCGAGAGACCACGAGAGATGAGGCGCCACCCGCTGCCCAGCGGTGTGGGCTTGGCGGCATCACGCCTCATCCCTCGTGGTCTTTTCCTTTCTGGAGATAGGAACGTGCGCAACTCCAACTATCAGATGCTCGATCTCGCGCCGCTGGACTTCGACCCCGAGGACCGCGACATCCTCGCACTGCCCGTGCCGATCGTGGTTGAGGGCTTGTCGATGGCGCTGTGGGAGGCCGAGGTCCGGGCCTGGGCCGACACCGAGCCGGCGGGGTTGAGAACGTGAGCAATCATGCGTACTACAACGAGATTGACGACTATGCCGCAGAGTGGCTTGAGAACCTCATCCGAGCCGGCCACATCGCCCCCGGAGTCGTTGACCGGCGCAGCATTGTGGATGTCCGACCCGCGGACCTGGCTGAGTTCACCCAGTGCCACTTCTTTGCTGGAGTCGGAGTCTGGTCGCTTGCACTTCGCCAAGCTGGTTGGCGAGATGACCAGCGAATTTGGACTGGCAGCTGTCCGTGCCAGCCTTTCTCCGCGGCAGGCAAAGGCGCTGGGTTTGACGACGAGCGGCATCTGTGGCCCGCATGGCACTACCTCATCGGTGAGTGCCGCCCTCCAGTCATCGTTGGCGAGCAAGTTGCAAGCAAGGATGCCCTTGAGTGGTGGGATCTTGTTCAAGCTGACTTGGAAGCAGAGGGTTACGCCGCAGGGGCGGGCGATCTGTGCGCTGCGGGCATCGGTGCCCCGCACATCCGACAGCGACTGTGGTGGGTGGCCTACCACGGGGGCAGGCGACGAAAAGTGGCGCATCAGCACGGCGGCGGCGGCGGATCGTCGCTTGGCGAGCGGCAAGCAGGTGAGTTTGGAGTGCGCAGCGTTTTTAGCGAGTTGGCCGACGCCCCGTACGAGCGAGAACGTGCAAACCAATCTGGACGAGATCGCGGCTATGGGAAGCAGCTGGCTGGGGCAGAACCGCGGGGCCACAGTGAGCACGATGGCGCAGTTGGCGAGTTGGCCTACGGCGGCGGCGAGGGACTGGAAGGATGGCCACGAGCAGGCGGTGCCGACGAATGCGTTGCTGGGCCGCGTGGCTTGGTTGGCCGGTTGGCCGACGACGACAACCGAAGCCAACACGCATTGTTACGGTCCGGGCCGGACGATCCAGCTGAAGACCTATGGAGCGGCTCGCTTGGCGGACTGGTCGGACACATGGCCGCAGGGCACGAAAGCGAATCTACAGGGGTTCTCTCTGGTTTCTGGGCCAACGCCGAGTGGATCCCCTGCCGCGACGGCAAGTGGCGGCCAGTTGAACCCGGCACATTCCCGCTGGCTCATGGGGCTCCCGCCCGAGTGGGACGCCTGCGCGCCTACGGCAACGCGATCGTCGCGCCGCTCGCGGCCGAGTGGATCCGCGTCGTGATGGAGTGCCGGCCATGAATCACGACAGACACTGGATCGAACCGCTCTCCGGCATTCACGGCCCCGAGGTCGAGTCTCTACGGCGCGGTGAGGTGGTGACGCTGCGGGTGAGCGAGCCGTGGTGGCCGTTTCCGCGGCTGATGGAGTTCAACCGCAAGGACTTGCGCAAGCTGAGCGCGAAGCCTCGCAAGCAACAAGCGCCCGCCGCGTTGACCGGCGAAGACGCTCCCTGGTGATGGCAGACCCCAACAACCCCCTCATCGCGGCCCTGCTGCCGCTGGTGCGCCGCGTGCGCACCGACGTGACAGCTGTCAAGAAGTCGGACGGCTCCCGCTGGACTTCCCAGCCCCTGACTCGCGAGCGCTTGGCCTCGCACCTCAACGGCGGCCCGCCGCGTGGCGTGTGCCCCATCAAGGCAGGCGAGTCCGTCACGATGGTGGCGCTGCTGGACTTCGACTCGCACGGCGGCGAGACCGGGTGGACCGAGATGTCGGTCACGGTCGGCCGCGTGGTGGACGTGCTGGAGCTCGTGCATGGCATGTCGCCGGTGCTGTTTCGTTCAAGTGGGGGCCGGGGCGTGCACCTGTACCTGCTGTGGGACGCGCCGCAGGACGCCTACTCCGTGCGCGCGTTCCTCGGGTCGGTGCTTGCGGATTGCGGCTTGAAGAACGGGGCCCGGGGCGTGGTGGCTGGCGAGGTGGAGGTCTTCCCCAAGCAGGACCGCGTGAGCGCTGGAGGTTTCGGCAACCAGTTCATTCTGCCGCTCAGTGGGGCAAGCGAGTGGCTGGTGCTGGAGGAATGCTCCGGTCTGCTGGAGAGCGCCGGCACGCCCGACGCTGGCGTCTGGCGCTCGTCGCCCGCGGTGCCGGTGGTCGAGAAGCCCGCTCGCGAGGTGGCGGCTGGCGAGCGGCCTGAGGGCGCCTGGGTGGATGCCCTGATGGCGATCCCCAACGGCCTCGACGACAGTAGCAGCCTCGGCTACGACGACTGGTTCCGCGTGGTCTGCGGCATCCACCACGAGACCGGCGGATCGGCCGAGGGCCTGGAGTTGGCGCAGGAGTGGTCATCGCGATCGCCCAAGCACGACCCGGCGTTCCTGGAGGCGCGCGTCTGGCCCTACATCAAAGGCGCCGACGAGCGTGGCGGCACGGCGGTGACCGGCGGCACGATCATGTCGCTGGCCGCCAAGGGGTGGGGCTGGACGGCCCCGTTGAGTGACGAGGACTTCCCCGACCTGGGGCCTGGAGGTGGACATGGACGCAGTGGGACGATGGGACGTGTGGGCAGTGCTCGCGACCTGGCTGGGCGGCCCCTGGCCGGTGCTGGAGATGCTCGTGCTGCTGGCGTGGGTGCTGCTGGTGGCGGTGTGCGCGGCGGCGATCCTTGGGGCGGTGCTGGCCGAGGTCAGGCCATGGATGCCGACGGCGCCGGGCGACGAGATGCCGGTGCTGACGGAGGCGGAGAAGACGACGCTCTATGGGAGTCAGGGGCAGGTGGTGGATCGGGAGATGGAGCCGGCGCCGCGCAGCCGCCCGCGGCCGCCGTGGCTGAGGTCGGGCCGGGGCGACTGATCGAGGACGACGAGGCGCTGTGGGCACCGCCTGAGCGTCGCGGCGTCCCCTCGGCCCAGCACCTGTGCACCGACCTGGCCAACGCCAAGCGCCTGTCCAGCACCTACGGTGACCGGGTGCTGGTGGCCGGCAACCGCTGGCATGTGTGGGATGGCCGGCGCTGGGACGCCAGCGAGACCGGCGAGTCGGAGGTCACCCGTTACGCCGCGTCCCTCGGTCGTCTCATCAAAGAAGAGGCCCGCGAGACGATGCGCAAGGCGCGCGCAGCCGCGTTGGGTGGCACCGCAGCGGCACTGGCCGGGCTGACCGAGGAAGAGGCCGAGGCATGGGCCGAGGCCGGCGGCGAGAAGGGGCAGGGCGCCGCAGGCGGCAAGGCGGCCGAGCTCGCCGAGGCGTTGGAGAAGTGGTCAGTCAGGTCGGAGATGGCCGGCGCGATCGACGCGGCGCTGCGCCTGGCTCGGCGCATGCTGACGGTGGATTCCGGTCTCATGGACCGCAACCCCTGGCTGCTCAACGTGCGCAACGGCGTGGTTGACCTCAGGACCGGAGAGCTCCGGCCGCATGACCCGAGCCTGCTGATCACCAAGCTGGCCGATGTCGACTACTTGGGGCTTGACTACGTCTACCCCGACTGGGAGGGCGCGGTGGCCCAGATCGCGGGCGAGGGCGACGGGGACGCGCGTATGGGTGGGGCTGGCGGTGGCTTCGCAGGCGGCCCCGTCTCCGCGTTCCTGCGGCGCTGGTTCGGCTACTGCGCCACCGGCGACATCTCCGAGCAGGTCTTCGTCGTGCACTGGGGCGACGGGAGCAACGGCAAGTCGACGGTGCTCGGCACAGTGAGCGCCGTGCTTGGCGACTACGCCGGCACCGCGGCGCCGCAGCTGCTGGCCGCCAGCGGGCAGGGCCCCGAGGCGCATCCCACCGGCATCGCCGACCTGTGGGGCAAGCGCATGGTGACGGCGCACGAGACCAAAGAGGGCGCCGTGCTGCGCGAGGACTTCATCAAGCAGGCGACGGGCGGCGACAAGATCAAAGCGCGCTACATGCGGGAGGACTTCTTCGAGTTCGACCCCACCCACAAGATCCAGATGCTCACCAACGCGAAGCCGGTGGTGCGGGGCCAGGATCACGGTATCTGGCGGCGCGTGCTGCTGGTGGCGTATACGCAGCGCTTCGGCACCACTGAGCAGGTGGCGGCCGGCGAGGCGACGGCGGTGGGCGACAAGCACCTGGGCGCCAGGCTGGCCGGCGATGCGGCGCGCAGCGGCGTGCTGTCCTGGATCGTGCGCGGCGCGGTCGAGTGGGCGCGTGTGGGGCTGCGGGCGCCTGACGCGGTGCGGGAGGCTTCGGCGGTCTACCGGGAAGAGCAGGACCGGGTCGGGCAGTGGGTCCACGAGTGTTGCGAGGTGCAGCCTGCGGATGCCGGTTCGCGCGTAGGCGGGGCGGGCGAGTTTGCGGTGGGTGTGTCGGAGTTTGCGGATTCCGGTTCGTTGGAGTGGTCGGAGCCGCTGACCCTAGGCATGGGCGGGTTGTACCCCGCGTATGTCGAGTGGTGTAGGGGCGGGGGTATCCACGCGTTGTCACGGCAGCGTTTCCTGCAGGAGTTGCTACGAGTCTGCAAAAAGGCGCGGAGTCAGGAGGTGTATGAGAAGGGCGCGAGCGGGAAGAGGCGGAAAATTACAAGAATCTTTGGGCTTCGGATGCTACCGGAGTGAGAAAGTGCACCTCAGCACCTCATTTTCACCCTGTTTTGAAGGCGCGCTCCTGCAGGAAGGGAATAGGTAAAATACTGGAGCCCCGCCGGTTTTCGGCCTGAAATGAGGTGCAGAGGTGCAGGTATACCCCGGGGGCGCCGGAGAGGCTGAACGCGCAAAGTTTTACGTGAAAGGTGGGTGAAATGCTCAAACCGACGAATGACATTGGGTGGCTCTACAGGCAGGGGCATGCCGAGCCCGAGCACGTGGAGTTGCCTGACGGTGGCGGCACGTCAGGCGGCCGGGGTTACCCGTTCCGCCGCATGGAGGTCGGCGATCGCTTCGTGATGGTCCTGCCCATGCAAAGGCTGGCGGCGAACGACACCAAGAAGCGCGTAGCGGTGGCTTGCTGGGGCGCGCAGAAAGAAACCGGCGCCCAGTTCGCGCGCGTGCGCGAGGGCGCCGTCTTGACCTACACGCGGGTGGGCTAGAGGCGGAAAAGAAGGACGAGGATCAAGCCGGCCAGGCTGATGTACCCCACGACGCGATGCGGATCGATCTTGCGCTTGCGCGTGTAGGGGCCCTGCAGCGTGGTGTCGCGCTTTGGCGGGGCGAGAAAGGCTTCGGAGAGGGAGCGGGGGTGGCGGCGGGTTGTGTTGCTCATTGTGCGGTCTCCAGTTTGAGAATGGCTTCGCGCAGGGCGCGAGCTTCGTTGCGGTGGAAAGTAGCGTAGTCGCGCGCAGCACCATAGCCACGAGCAGCAGTCATTGAGAACTTGGCCGCTTCGTACAGGTGGCGTTGTTCTTCGGCGCGCATGTAGGTGAGCATGGCTTCGCGCTCGGCCGGGATGCAGTCGCTCATCGCGCGGTTTCCTGAAGGATGGCGCGGGCCCGGGTGACTTCCCCGCGCGGGCTGTTGTAAGGCTCGCCGGCCAGCGTCAGCAGGCGCCGGTCAAGGTGGTCGGCCAGTGCCGCCGTTTCGCACAGACTGCGGCGCAGGCGCGCGTGTGCGGGGTCCGGGCTCAGCAGGTGGCAGCACGCGGCGTCAAGGGCTTGCCGCGATTCGCGGTCCAGGTCATGCAGCTCGTGGCGCGTGATGATGTCTGCCAGGTGCTTCAGGGCTTCGCGGTCGGAGGTGAAGGGCATGGTTTACTCTCCGGCGTATGGAGGCACGATGTGATCGGCCAGCATGACGGCGACCGTATAGGCGTTACCGTACGGCGTGTTGCTGTGCGTGGATTCCACGGCGGTGAGGAAGGCTTCGCGCGAGCCGGAGAAACAGCCTGTGGTGTAGGACACCCCTAGCGCGGAGTCGCGGCATACGGTGAGGGTTGCGGCGCGCGAACCGAGGGGCCCCGCGGTGAAGCAATGCTCAGGTGCGGAGACCTGCGCGTCGCCGGAGACCCACGCGTTGCCGGAGACCTGCGCGTTGCCGGAGACCCACGCGTTGCCGTAGACCTGCGCGTCGCCGGAGACCCGCGCGTCGCCGTAGACCCACGCGTTGCCGTAGACCTGCGCGTCGCCGGAGACCCGCGCGTCGCCGTAGACCCGCGCGTTGCCGGAGACCTGCGCGTTGCCGTAGACCCGCGCGTTGCCGGAGACCTGCGCGTTGCCGGAGACCCGCGCGTCGCCGGAGACCCGCGCGTTGCCGGAGACCTGCGCGTTGCCGGAGACCCGCGCGTCGCCGGAGACC